CTCAGTCCATGCTAAAGCAGGGGAGAAACTGGCTGATGTGAGGATATAGGAATCGGTACCATCACCAGCACCCACGGCGCAGAATAGGGAACCATTCCAAACAATAGCATAAAGATTAACATTTTTAGGATTAGGTTGCTCAGCCCATGTTACTCCATCGGGCGATGTGAGGATATAAGAATCAATGGCGCCAGTAATGCCAACCGCACAGAACATCTCGCCATTCCAAGTGATAGCATAAAGATGAAGATTGCTTGGATTGGCTTGCTCAGTCCAGTCTACTCCAGCATCGTCAGTCCAGTTATAACTATCTGCAATTCTTACCCATGTATCTATTGTCCAAACTCCACCACTAAAATCAAAATCGCTATGATTAGGAACAGAAAGATAATCACCAACCCCACTACCAAGAAACATTCCACTCCCAGTCCCTAGCTTTTTATACTGAGTATCTATTTGAGCGTTACCATGATTGTCTCCATATGGAGTAACAGTATGTCCTGTTACTCCATCATCAATAAAAGTCTTGCTTGCATCAATCCCGTTCATGTGTAGAAGTAATCCAGTGTGTGAATCAGGATTAAAAATTTGACTTTGATTCATAAAAAATCGTATATACCTATCGCCAACTTCAAGGATATATGATTGCTCAGTCGAAAAATCAAATGGGATTAACCGACATTTTTTATTCGGGTATTTTGCAGGTGCTACGAAACGGAAACCAGGGCGATTTGAAACAGGACCCTGAACAGAAGAAATAAAATTTTCTAATCGTTTACAGCCTTGATAATATTTTCCAAAAGAAGTTTGCCCATCTAATCTTGGGCTTAATTCTCCAGCTTGAAAACCTGTTTGAACTACATAAATTTTCAATCATTTATCCTCTTTCATCATAGACCTTATCTTCCAGCTTTCTGCCATGTGGTATCTTCAATTTTTTCAGATTTATTTTCATAGGCATCAAGTTTAAAACTATTAAGCAGTTTAGTCTGTAACTCGAAAAATATATCGTTTCTTAGGACTCTGTCATTGGCTATAGTAATAGCGAGTTCAGATGCCAGAGTTAAGACTAAACATTCTATGAATAAGGCTGGAAACTTAGTTGGGTCAGTTACCTGTTTTGTATAGATAAGGTTGAGTTCATAATCATTGCAGAAGATATACCCATCTTCTACTTCAAAGTTAGACGCCGAGCTATCAAGTTCAGGGTTGCCTAAATAATTAGATGGTAACTGGAAACAATAATTATATTCAAAGGCGGGTTTTCTTTCAAGTGTAACAAAAACACCTGCGGATTCCGCAATTAATACATCGGTTGAAAGCAATGTCAGAATACCAGCAGCAACAGTAACTATTATCAAAGTTCCATTATTACTTGCTGAGCCTGTAACTGCAACCTTATCACCATCCCTAAAGCCCCCATCTGTAATAAATTTATTATTACTATTAGTTATTGTGTCTGGTGATGTTAATGATGTGAGGATATAGGCATCCACTCCATCAGCATTGCCAACCGCACAGAACATCGCACCATTCCAAGTGATACCCCAAAGACCAATATTTTTGGGAACGGCAACTGTTTGCTCAGTCCATACTTCTCCATTAGGTGAGGTGAGGATATAGGCATCAACACCATCATCCTCACCCACCGCACAGAATACCGAGCCATCCCAAGTGATACCATAAAGACGAATATTTTTAGGATTCGCTCGTTCTGTCCAGTTTTCTCCATTAGGTGAGGTGAGGATATAGGCATCGGTGCCATCATCATACCCAACCGCACAGAATACCGAGCCATTCCAAACGATAGCTCTAAGAGAAATATTTTTAGGATTCACTCGTTCTGTCCAGTTTACTCCAGTAGGTGAGGTGAGGATATAGGCATCGGTACCATCATCATACCCAACCGCACAGAATACCGAGCCATTCCAAACGATAGCTCTAAGAGAAATATTTTTAGGATTCGCTCGTTCTGTCCAGTTTTCTCCATTAGGTGAGGTGAGGATATAGGCATCGGTGCCATCATTCTCACCAACCGCACAGAACATCGCACCATTCCAAGTGATACCAAAAAGATGAATATTTTTAGGATTCGCTCGTTCTGTCCAGATTACTCCATCAGGTGATGTTACAATATAGGCATCGGTGCCATCATTCTCACCAACCGCACAGAATACCGAGCCATTCCAAACGATAGCTCTAAGAGAAATATTTTTGGGAACGGCTCGTTCTGTCCAGATTACTCCAGCTTGGTTAGAATTAATAAATGCTATTGTATTTGCAGTATATTTTTTAGGTGTGAGATAAATTCTTGTCCGTGCAAAATTCCAGTTATAGAGGGTTAAAAGTCTGTCTCTTAGTTGGGAATAAAGATTTTCTAAATTAATAAACTCTTTATCGGCTAAAGCGGTTATTTTTCCAGACTTGATTTTGCCTAATGCAAGATTAACAATATCTATATCTGTTAGAGCCATAATTCCCCCTTATTTATCTGCAGAGGATTCTTTTGACTCTGATTCATTTGGCGTTAAAGGAGAACCTATTTTTATTTGCAGTTCTTGCAATAACAGTTGTCTCAAATTAACATTATTTGATATTGTAATCGCTAAATTAGCAGCTAAATTTAAGACAAGCGAATCAATAAAGAGACTCGGAAATAATAAAGGGTCTGTAATCTGTCTTACATATTGAATAATAATCTGGTCGTATTCGTCAATTTCGTTGGTAAGAAGATAAATTCCCTCACCTTTCCATCCAGGCAATCTATATTTTATTATCCCATTTACTGAAAAAGTATCAATATAATCTGTTGGTTTCTTATACTTGTAAGAACGAGTAAAACCATAACTAAATGAAGATTTTAAATACAATTTCAATGTACTGCTATTAACTAATGTTTCTGCTACAGCTTTATCTCGAAGCACAAGAGTAAGCGTTCCGGCAGTAACAGTTTCAATACGGTATTCTCTGTTATTACTGGCTGACCCTACAACTAAAACTAAATCTCCAGCCTCAAATCCATTGGTTACAAAACCACTGCCACTATCAGTAATTGTAGCAGGAGTACCATTGACAAAAGTTATTGTTTTTGCACTGCAATTAAGTAATCCAGCAGCCGAGACTGCTCTGGTTTTTAGCGCAAATTCCCATGGGCGAAACGATAAAACTTCATCTCTTGCTTGGTTATACATATTTTGCAGGTCAATATCAATTCTTTCAGCAAAGGTAAGTATTTTGTAAGAACCAATCCTAAGTAACCCCATATTAGCAATATCAATATCTGTAATAGGCATTTTATATATCTCCTTTTTTTTTAGTTAAGGGCTTAATCCTGTATCTCTTTTGGCAAGCTGTAGTATTCCTTCTAATCTTCCCGACCCCCATCTTCTATCATAAGGTTTGCCTAATATATCAAGTTCTGCTCTTAATTGTTCAATTTTTTCATCTTCACTTTCTTCTTTAGTCTCTGCTTTTAAGGCGTCATCTTCTTTTTTGCTGTTAAAAAACGGTCTTATAGAAGGCGGTATCGCAGATTCATTAGGAACGGTAATAAGCTCATTTTCTTCGATAAGGGTGTCCCAGAAACATTTTTTTATACAGATGAAATCCATGTAGCCTCCTTTGTATTATAGCCCTGCGGTATGAACACGATAAGTAACAATAACATCAAGAGTTGTATCATTAGATGCGTTACCAGTATAATTATCACCTGTGTTAAGCAAAAATAATCCTTTATTTTTTACCGCAACAAGGTCAGTTGTTGCAGTCCATGATGGGAGTATTAATCGTGCTTCATCATTTGTTTGGTCAAGAAAATTCGTTGCATCAATTGCAGCCGTAATATCCGTGCCTGCTGTTTCATATTCAATTACCATATCATCAGGAGCCGTTGGTTCGGCTAATACCTCAGAACCATAATCAAGCACTAAAACAGCACTCACAAATTCAATAATTGTATCAGCCCCTTGAGCTACTACAATCTGTATGGGTGTTGCCAATGCCTTAATCTGAGCCGATGTCAATGTTACGGTTGCAGTATTAAGAGTAGAAGTCCCTATCTTTGGACTGGTTATAGTTGGTGCTGTTGCCAAAACAAGACTACCTGAACCAGTCTCATTACTAATAACACCAGCTAATTCAGAAGATGTTGTCGCCGCAAAGACATCTAATTTATTAGTAGTTAAAGTAACTGTTCCTGTAAGGTCAGGAAATGTCCATACTTTAGACGGTGTAGTTAAATCGCTACTTGTAATTGTTCCAGAAAAATAAGCTAAACCACCTATCTTGGGTGCAATCACAATTGTATCATCAGTTGCAGTTTGATTCTGTATATTGAGTGTCCCAGAGCCTTTTAAGTTAACAGATAAATTAATATTTGTATCTGTTCCCACTGCATTAACAGTTAAATTTGTTGCAGTAGGGGAGTTAAGAAACTGTAAATAATTTACCGCGGTAGTTTGAGGAGAAAACCCAAACATAACATTTCCATTGGCATCAAGAATAGATGTGCCGATTTTTGGGCTTGTCAGGGTTTTATTTGTAAGCGTATCTGTTGTTGCAAGTCCAACAAATGTATCTGAAGCATTTGGAAATGTCCATATTCTATCTGCGGTTGGGTCTGTTACTGCTAAGGATGTTTCATAGGCATCATTTGTAGCTCCTTCAAACTCAATAGGTGTTGCAGTAAGAAAAATTGTCTTTTTTGCAAATGTCTGAATATCATAGACTGTGGTTGCATAAACAATACTTGCGATTGAAAGTATTGAAATAATAGCCAAAATTATCTTTTTCATTCATTATCTCCTTGTTAAAAATAAGGCGAGTCCTTAAACCCGCCTTATTTTTTTCTGGTTATGATGTTTGTCCCCATCTTAGCCGTGCATCAACCGTTACTGAAAATGCTTGCCCACCATCGGTTACATCGTAATACATTCGAATATATCGTTCAAGTCCTGGTGGAAGAGCGATATTCAACACCTCATATCCCGCTACCATCGGTGCTGCAAGAACGGTTTTTGTGATTTCTGTATCAGTAAAAGCATCAGCAACAGCATCATCAGATGATGACTGGAGGGTGAATTTAATACTTGTTCCAGTTTTGGTTGTTACTGTTGGCAGAATCACTACGAGTCTTAACTGCCCACCTTCAGGACCAAACTCGCTTAACGCAGTTCCTCTATCATCAGTTAATGCTCCTAAATCAACGACATTGGTGGAGGCTGCATCGGCTGTTACTGATTGTCCGCTTGAGAATACTAATTTTTCATCCGTCATATTAATCTCCTTTTATGTTACCTCTGTTTCAGAATTTAATAGAATACTTGAATCTATTTTTCTGATAGGAATTGAATCAAAATACATAACAGGCTCGCCAAAGAGTCCTGCACCTTTACCTGGCATCCAGTGGACATTGTTCTTGTCCTTCATCCTGATTCTTGCCGCTGAGATGATAGCCTCATTCATGTAGATTTTTGCCCCTGCACTGATTTTCATTCTATCAATAAGTGTAATCAGGGAATCCTCAAAGGCTACAGCACCTGCTGTCGCAGAGGGTATATTGGCAACCCTGCCAATACTTCTTGGGTCTCGGATAACCAATCCTGCCTTGATTTTGAAATTATCCTCATAAACTCTTAATTTGCTGCCATTTGAATCTGTGGCTATTCTTTCACCTAAATCTGTGTGCATGACTGGGTATCCATCTGAGCTACCTGCCTCGCTATTCTTTGGATACACACCAAAGACCGTGTCCTCGTCCCAGTTGACAACATAAACAGAGGTTAATGCTGCTCCAGCACCTGCAGTTACAACATATCTGCCAAGTGAAGCAAGACGTGGCGCAATGCCATGTGGTTGTTTAGGTGTTACTTTATTGTTTGAGTAAAGAAATGCTGAACATAGAGATTGAGCTAATCCCTCAATAAAGGCTTTAGCCTCAGTCATCCGTGCTTGCTTGGGATTAGGCATATTATTGATGAACTCAATATCATAGGAAGCAAATGTCTCGCAGATGCCGATTACATCCAATACTTCGTCAACCTGCGATTTTTCGCTTGCTACATACTGATTTAATCCTCTCCATGTGCCTGCTGGTAGATTTGCCCTTCGTGTGGTTTTATGGCTCCACAAGTCATTAGAAGGGAAAAATGGTATATCCAGCAACATACTTATTGCTTTAGCCATGATTTCAGCAATACTTGATTGCTTACCATCAGGGTCTATTCGTTTAGCTTGCTCAAGCAGAGTATAATCTGCTGCTAATGTTGCCATATTCTTATCTCCTTATTGTTATTTTGCCATTGATGGGAACATCTTATCCAAGACATCGCCACCACCTGCGCCAGAAGGAGAGCCTTTAATAAATTTGTCATCTCCAATAAGGTCAAATGTTTTACTGAAAAACCATACCATTACAGGGTCATCACCAAAACCATTCTGTTCAACCCATGTCTTGATTCCCTCCTTCCCGCCAAATTCCTTTGGCGCATCAGAGTTTTCAAGAAATTTGTAGAATGACCGAACGGCTTTCTCGGTGTTTTCCTTGTATGAATTGCCCTTCCAGATGGTTTTGAGAGTGTCGGTTGCTTTATCTCTGTTATCTTTGATACCTTTCATAACGTCGTTATGAATATTTATCATGTACTCACTGTGCATCTTAGCAAGTTCTGTAACCTGCTTTGGTGTAAAGTTGTTTTTGTGAGCGATTTCTTTAAATTTGCTCTCAAGAAGCTCATCAATAACCATACCTTCAGGTAACGTTTCCGGTCTTTCAATTTTGTAACCATCTGCCTTTTCTGGCACTCCAATTGATTTTCTATACTCACTTACTTCCTCTGGTGTTGGCTTCTCTCCCAATGGCTTGATATAGCTTTTCGTCTTTCCATCAAGCTCAAGAAACTTACTCCCTAAATCTCCAATTGTTTTGAATTGAGACAAGGTTTCATTTTCTTTGTAACTATCAGGAAGCTGAGCTAACCATGCTGGTCGTTCCGCACTTTTATCACCATCTTCTTGACTCCCATCATTTCCATTCAGGTCGTCCAATTCTTCTCCCATTTGTTTTTCTCCCTTAAAATAAAAAACCCCTTAACTCGTCTCCGACACCACGTAGGAGATAAATTAAGTGGTAGTTTAAAATTGACATATTCTTAATCCTTTGCTTTGCCTCTGTTTATATATAAATCAATTTATGTTATTTGTCAATCAATTTTATCTTCTTGCTCCACAGTTAACGGTAACTTCAGCAAGGCATCAAGTATTGCATCTGTAACCATTTCTGCAGTCATATTGCTATAATTAAAAACTCCAAGACGTTCAATAATAATTTTAAAATAGTTATTCCTGCTGATTGCATCAACATCATCAGCAGATATACTGCTATCAAAAAAATGGCATTCGGCAGCCATCTGCCTAAAAACCATCTTACCCGATGGAGAGCTAAAAATATTCCTCCATGCTATACGTTCATCAAGAATAAGTTTTCGTTTTTTTTTGTCAGACAATAGGTTGTTCATTTACTCCCGACCCTGCCTCTGCCAAAAGGGTTTTAATTTGCTCAATTCCGCCAGCATTTTTTACAGCTTGTGAAAGTTTCTTCATTATATCGCTTGTTATATCGGCATCTACCTTTTGTTTATCAGCTGTCTGCTGTGCCTGTCGTGCCTGTTTCATCGAGGCAATAACTTCTGGTGAATTTAATGCTGTCTGCGGAAAACCATTAGAAATCAGAAGCTGTTTTAATGCTTCAGACCAATTAACTTCATCTGCTGTCTCAGGGAATGCTGTAATTATAGGCAATGCCAGGTCAAGCCCAAGTCGTATCCCTTGTGTTTCAAAGAGTCTGCGTTGCGCCTGAGCAAGAGGGCCCATATAGACAATATCAATATTACTGCCACCATATTGAGCTAAAATATCTGGAAGTGGCGGTGTCCTACCTGCTTCATTTTCAAGATAAATGACATAATCGAATATTTTATCTGTTACTGTTGTTAAGTTCCCGATACTTGCTGATAACACAGAGGCTTTTTCCCCCGTACGTTCTATAATTTCTCGTGCAGTCATTTCTCGTTCAGCACGTTGGAGCATCAGGAAAAAATCCACATGGAAATGCTTTTCTATAATTTCTCGTTTTTCTTTTTCTCTATCTAGTCCCACTGGAAAATTTATTCCTGTATTGATTGGACTGATTATTCTGTTATAATCGCCTCCATAGTAATTCTTTCCAAATGGAGACAATCTTTCTTTCCCTTTCATCTCAGTTGGTATATTTAGTGGCGGTCTGACTGCCATCTGTGCCGCACCAAGCAAGTCTTTGGCAATAGCATTTAAACTCTTAATTTCTGGCAATGCAAATGCAGCAGGAGACCGACCATAGACTTCATCCCCTGATTTAGAATAACGAGTTACCATATACGGGAAAACATTATATCCACCTTCATATAATATTTTGTTTGAGTTAAATTCGAGCCATATTGAGGCATATTTTTTGTTTATTGAACTAAGTTTATTATCATTAAAATCATTTCGCGGGAATACTGCATTCAAGAAATCAAATAATTGATATGGATTGTTTGTTAACGAGTTTTTAATAATTTCAGATAGTTTTTCTTTCCCAAACCTCTGCTCTGCTTGTCGTGCAGTTAGTTTGACTTTCCTAAAAAAAGTGTCAACATTGCCATGTTTATCTTCTGCAATATACCCTTCTCTTGGGTGCAGAGTATTGAAACATAGTTTATTTGAGAATAAATCTTCTTCTATCGTTAATGATGCAGTCCCGATACTAAAAAAATCTTTTAGAAAAATTCTCATCTCGGAATAAAAATTAGAATCCTGTAATGCAGAATAAATTACACTCTGTAAATCCTCGATATACATTCTAACGGAAGGTTCATTCTCGGTGTGCTGTAACTGTCTCGGCAGTCTAAAATTAAACCATTGCGTCGCAGAATTAAACATATACCCATGTGTACCATCGGCTGCTAAGTTCAATGCGTAAATTGCTGTGCCATCGTAAGCTTTATTGCCCTGTGTCTGCCCTTTGTTTTGCGTCCATTGCAAATCTTCTCTTATGGGGCAGACGTAGTCCGCTATTTCTTGCCAGATACCTCTATCCCAGTAATGCCGTTCCGTCTCAAGGAATGAGAATTGTTTCTTTAATTGATTAATTCGTTCTTCTTCAGTCATAATTTCTTCATCTGCTAAATAGATTTTATTTATGAATATAACGATAGAAGAAGATTT